ATACATTCGCCCAACCGACGATAGATTTAAGCGTATAGTTGATAGCTGGCGCGGTGTTCGTCCTGCAATACACTACAGCTACAGTCGCGAAGAGTGGGTAGGACACATCGACAACGAACTGCCTAACATGCAAACACTGTTAGAAAGTGGTACTAAAAAAGCTAAACTACGTGCTCACAGTGATTGGTATCCTAACCGTGCTGCTAATGACTGGGCATTAGAGTTTCTTGACTACTCAGATATCATGTGTGAATCGAAGTGCAAGAACCTAGCAAGCATTGATCTATATAAATATTACAAAGGAAAACAAAATGAGCTATCTAAACAAAATGTACGGACGCAAGCAGACACCTGCATTAGAGAAGTCGTCTGATAAAAATCCTAATCGTGTAACTGGCGGATTACGTGCACAAGGCGTAGATCGATTTACTATGCTCGGCGAAGATGGTAGTCAGCAGGAAATTCCTACACTTGAATACGTTCGTAGTTTGGAAGAACAATCAAAAAAACAGCGAGCAGCTATCGACATTTTAGAACGAAAGCTTGCTCGCCAGGAATCCGCAATTTCTCAATTGCAGTCTGCTATTAACCGTTCTTAATAGCTTCTAGTATTGCTGCTTTGCTCATGCTAGCATTTGATTTAATACCATTTGCTTTTGCGTGAGCAAGTAGATCCTTTTTAGTCATAGAATCTAAATCAGCTTTAGCTGCCTTCGCTGCTCTCTTCTTAGCCTTAGCTGTTGCTTTTGTTTTGTCTTTAGTTTTTGTTTTAGCCTTAGCTGTTGTTTTAGTCTTAATTTCTTTTTTTGGTGATTCGGCTACAACAGGCTCTTCTTTAGGACAAACACAAGGATCAGATCCGCATTTTGGGCATACCTCACGTTTATCTTCAATAGCTTCTGGTGCTGGCTTAACACTTGAAAAAAGATTTTTAAACCATGAAAACATAATTTTTCTCCTTTTTGGAATAGATATTTATAACTTAATACTTGCCAATTGGCAAATCTGAACTTGCGTTTAAGTTCCAGACCTTTTTACGGTCAACTCCTTTCTTTTGAGCAAATCGCTTTGCATCACATTTATCACAAACATGAAAGTAATTGTTACTTAGCCTTTTAGGGTCCATACTTCCCCGAGGCCTTTCAAACTCAGTATCGCAATTATCGCAACGAAAAACTGCCATAGTCTTGTGTCGTTTGTATTTGTGCACCGATCCTAATTTTGATTTACGTTCGTGCCAAGTTACAATTTCATATTCTTCAATAAACATATTGTATTTACATTAAGATTATAAAATCATACGATAAATATTACAAAGAGAAACAATCTCATATTCAATTATATTGGAGCATTTAAATGGCAAGACAAATTATAGACATAGGTGTTGAAGGTAACGACGGTACTGGTGATAGTATTCGCGAGTCGTTTCGTAAAACGAACGAAAACTTTAGAGAAATCTATGCAGTAGTAGGTGAAGGCGGCAAAATTACTTTTACGTCTCTATCGGACACTCCTGATAGCTATGAAGAATACATAGGCAATAACGCTGATGCATATATGCCTATAGTTAAACAAGACGGTACAGGTATTGAAGTAAGAAAAGTAGTATCAGATACAGGAAGTAATACTGCTGATCAAGAAACCGTTGATACTGTAGATATTGATGTAAGTGAAAGTGGTAAAGTTATTTTACGTGTAACGTCTGTTACAATAGCACAAGATTTGGCACCTTCGCTAGGCGGTGGTCTAAATGCTTCAGGAAACGGAATTGGTAATGTAAGTGTTACAGAAAGTGCAGTAACAGACTACAATGCTTTGCACTCACCAAATATTACAATTGATGATCTTGTAATTGACAAAAAATATGCAGACCAAAACTATCTACAACGTCAAGTTCCAGGTGACAAAGTAAGACTACGTGACGAGCCTATTGACGCATCAGAATACACTAAAACAATCCAGTCATTTGCAAATGGTAGAGTACAAATGACAGATCATGGGTTAGATGCAAGTTCTAACGGCAGCGCTTGGATTTACGAAGCAGGCGGTACTGAAGCTACTGGACTAACAAGTGGCGAAACTTATTATTTAAGAGTTGTTAACAGCGACGAATTAGAGCTTTACGAAACTCAAGCAGATGCATTACTTGAAGAACTGGCAGACAGAGAGCAAGTTGTTTTAGAGCCATCGGGCGGCGCAGGGCTACAAACGTTACGTGATGTTCACTATGACGATACACTATACGGAAATTGGCTGTCAACTGAAGCATTACCAAGAAAAAGTGTTGTTCGTAAACAAGGCGACACTATGGAGGGTACGCTATATCTAGACGATCACCCGGGTGCGCTTGCAGGACAAGGCACTCCTAACGGGATTTCAGATCTACAAGCAGCATCAAAGTACTATGTAGATAGCTCTTCTTTTAGCAGCCCAACTAATTTATATGTATCAACAGCAGGTACAGATCAGCACGATTATACGCCTGTAGGTTTAGCTGGACGTAGTTGGCCTTATGCTTATAGAACTATAGGTGCAGCCGCACGTAAGGCTGAAGAAATACAAATAACTTCAAAGAAAGAACCAGGTCCGTATATGCAAACTATAACATATACAGACTCAGTTACCGACGAAGTTAAAAATACATATGTTACTGGTGCTGGTATAGATAGTCCAGATACTGATGATTTATATTCTCGTTCATTAATTCGCAATAATGCAGATTTCATTGTTGCTGAAACACTTGCATGGTTCGACTACAACATTGAAAACAATGAGAGCACAACTTATAATAGTTCTTTTAACAATGTTACTACAGATTGGACTAATCGTTTCTATAATGCAGGCGAGCTAGAAAAAGATCTATACAACATGCTTAATGCAGTATCGCAAGATCATGTAGCTGGTATACGTGCAAACGGATTATCAATACGTGCAGGTTTAGATTATTATGAAGATGAAACCGGCAAGAACGAAAAGGGTCTGAGCAAGTTTATCTACATTAGTGCAATTGAACGTGCTAAATTAATTGTAGACTATGTGCTAAGAAATGACAATACAGATCCTTATATAGATACTAGAACAGGAACAGCACTACAAACTATATACTCTCAAGTATTTGACGGAGCAGTTCCTGCAGGATTGCCTGACCAGCAAGACAGAGACTCTATCGCAGAAAACTTTGACACTGTAAAAGATATTGTAGAAAGAGGTGTATTTGTTGCTCCTAAAGTTATTGACGGTCTACGCTATCAAATTAATGTGTTTAACGGTGGTACTGGCTTCGTAAATCAAGGGGATCCTGATAACACTGATCTGCGTATTGGTAAAGCAGTTGTTGGTAAAACATCTGGTGCGATCGGTAGAATTACAAAATACAACTACGAAGACGATCCAAATAGCATTACTCCTACAAACAATGACAGTATTTTTGTAGAGCTATTAGAACCGATAGAATTCTTAGACGGTGAAGAACTAGAGTACGGTAACACTGTACAAGAAAAACAAGTTACTATTCATGTAGAGTCTGGTATTTACTACGAAGACTATCCGATTCGTGTTGCAAATAACGTATCTGTTAAAGGTGACGAGTTTAGACGAGTAATTGTACGTCCTAAGAATCGCCCTTCACTATCACCTTGGAGCAACGTTTACTTCTATCGTGATTTAGAATTTGATGGATTGAGAGGCGATAATGCTAGTGTAACAGGATATCCTGATACTAACTTACCTATTGACGGTACTCCGTACATCAATCCGCTAACAGGCGTACAGGACGGTTGGTTCGGTAGACATTATCTAGTAGATCCTACTCGCGATATTAATATTGACGACAACGGTCAGCTAACAGTAACTAATCATGGTAATTTCCATAATGCATCACGTTTAATTGAGAAAAATAGACTATTCTTGCAAGCAGAAGTTATTGCATGGATTGACGCTCAAGTAACAGGCGGATCTGGCATATGGAACGGGTATACATACAACTCGGCAAAATGCTCTAGAGACGTAGGTCTTATTGTTGATGCAATTGTTGCAGACTTAAAAGAAGGCGGAAGAAACAATACACTTGCTGCACAAGGTTCGTACTACGCAGGTGCAGTTAGCGGCCAAGAAGCACAAACTAGTGCTGCTATTCAGCAATTAAATGCATACATTCTTGATGTTATTAGTAATACTGCAATTACTCCGCTCAGCAGTGAAACTCAGTTTATTAATACAAACATTGTTAAAGAAGATTCTGTAGAAACTCCAATCAATGAGTTGTTTGATTTAATGCTATTTGCATTCGATGCTGATTTTAACCCTGCACGAAACAACACAGAACTAGATGCGTTCATGATGAATAACGCAACTATACTGCGTAATATGACTGTACAAGGCCATGGCGGCTTTATGTCGATACTTGATCCCGAAGGTCAAATCTTAACCAAATCACCATATATCCAAACTGGTTCGAGCTTCTCACAATCAATTAACAGACAAGCGTTCCGCGGCGGTATGCTTGTTGATGCGTTCTGTGGTAATACTCCGCTAGAAGTTACAAATGTTGTATCTCCATTTGAACTAGAAGTAGAAGGTGATGTTGATAGCGGCTTGTTTATTAGAAAACCACAAGTACCTGCTCCGTTTTACATTGACGGTATTAGATATCAGGTTAACGATATAATAGATTACGACCCAAAAGATGGTATTCTTAAACCAACTGCTACGCTAATACTTGACCCATCATCAGCAAACGGTAATGGCTTTACACTTCCAAGTAGTACACCTATTACACTGCAAACAGCAGGTAACAGATCAATGCTTGGAAACGACTTTACACAAGTTAACGATTTAGGATACGGCTTGCTTGTAATGAACGGCGGCTTGTCAGAAATGGTATCTATGTTTACCTACTACTGTCATTCTGCATACTATGCATACAACGGTTCGCAGATTCGTTCAGTTGCAGGTTCTAACGCAAACGGTAACTACGGCCTTGTTGCAGAAGGAGCTGATCCAAACGAAGTACCAGATGACGTAACTCTACTAAATGATATGGTACAAAGTGCTAAGACATTCAGTGCAGACGGTTACATTGATGTTACTGGAACTATAGGTGTAACGGCAGGCGAGACACTATCTCAAGCAGGTTCAGACTTTGGTGCTACAGTAGCATTTACTACTCCAAGTGCTAGAAGAATTTATGTAAATGGTATTTCCGGAACACTTAGTTTAGCAGAAGAATTAATAGGATCAGTTAGTGGCAGCTTAGGTGCATCAAGCATTCCTGTTTCTATTGACACAGGATTTACTAACGAATTTGAACAACTTAGTCTACATTTTTATGATACTGAACATGTTCCTACAAACAAAGGCGAATTAGATATAATTCATAATATTTCAGGTTCTGACAGTATTGCTAGATACGAAATTGCAAACATATCTAGAATTTCTGGCTTACTTGTAGATGGTTACGTTATAAATTCAAACCTATACACTACAGCAAGTGCAGGCACAAATGCAGAATTTGTAGTAGAAAAATCTAGACAAAACGGATATTCTGTAAGAATAGAAACTGCAGGTTCAGGATACTCAGTAAATGATACATTTACAATAGATGGTTCAGAACTAGGTGGTACAACCAGTACCCACGATGCAACAATTACAGTTTTAACAGTAAACACTGATGACGAACTAGGCGCACTAGGCGCAATTACTAGTGTTAGTATTTCAGGTACAATAAACGTACTTGACATTACCCCTGTTAAACGCGGTCAGGTCTATCGAGCTAACTTCTCAACAGGTAATAGCGGATTCTCTAATGACGGTTTGCTAGTAACTGTTGACCACGATGAATTTATTAATATTCGTTCAAACCAAAACTTTATCTTCGACAGTGCAAATGATGTAGAAAACTTAACAATACGTCCAAGTACAGCAGTTAACTTTGCAGAAGATCCTGAGTATACATATAGATCTATTAGCTTTGGTAATGCAGATGCAGCAGGCAACGATTTAAACTCGGATGAAGTATACACTGCGTTTGATGCAAACTATGATTTTGTTCGTCTTATTGTAGACGAACAATATGCTACTAATACTACTGGATTGCCGGCAGAGGTAACAGGAACTAGTATGGGCGGCACAATAGGTGACGAACAGATTGCTATCAATCCGATAACAGAGCTTCGAGACATTAATCGCTTAAACAACAACAGCAGCACACCGGCAGCAGGCAGACCAACAGATTACACTAATCAGCCAAGAATGGTTATAACTTGGAACGGTAAAAAACACTATGTTTACAACTATCGAGAAGTTATTCTTCCTGTAGGTCCATTAAACATAACGGCTGCAACTGCAACAAACCCTGTTACTATAACAGTATCTGGAGTAGGAACAATTAGAACAGGGCAAGAAGTTGATATTGCAAGCGTATCAGGTATGACTGAACTTAACGGAAATACCTACTATGCAAAATTAGGCACTGGAGGCGCTATTGAATTATACAGTGATGCAAGTTTAACTACGCCAGTTGACGGTACTTCGTATACTGCTTACACAAGCGGAGGTACTGTAACAGGTAATTTAACAACAACTTACATATATAATTCAGATAACAACGCTTACGGCCTTGTAGACATTGCAGATGTTGCTAACAGCGATATTGCATTACCTGCTTCTGGTACAGGTATTAGTAAGCCTATGTATATTCTGGGAGAGACAACTCAATTAAGAGCTGGTCTACAAGCAGGTGCAGCAGGTACAATTACTATTAACATTTCGACTTGTCGTGCAACAGGTCACGACTTCCTAGATATAGGATCAGGTAGTTACAACGAGTCTAACTACCCGAACGTACTATTAGGTTTCCCTGCTAAGAAACCATCAAGTGAAAATGAAACACAAGAACGTAACAAAGGGCGTGTATTCTACGTGTCAACTGACCAAGACGGTTTCTTCCGTGTAGGACGCTTCTTTACAGTTGACCAAGGTACAGGTACAGTTACATTTAGTGCAAGTATTGCACTTTCAGATGTAGACGGTATCGGCTTTAAACGCGGTGTTGTTGTTACTGAATTCTCAACAGATAGTGCAATGAGCGATAACGCAATTGACACTGTTCCTGTAGAAAGTGCAGTACGTGCATATGTAAACAGACGCTTAGGCTACGATCATGCAGGCATACCGATTAACAATCCAATTGGTCCTGGTGTAATAGTACAAAACGGTAATGTTCCAATGACCGGCGATTTGAATATGGCTGGTAATTACATCAACAACATAGCAAATATTGATTTGAACTCAGATAGCCAAGTTGCTGTAAACAAAGCATATGTTGATGCAAAATCAGAAGCATACAACAAGTTTGCATTGATGAGAGACGTTAGTGTTTATAACGGTGAAGCAAATCAACTACTTGCAATAAGTGGTGCAAAAACTATTATACTCGATGCTGATACATTAACAGGCGGGAATTTCGAACCAGGAAATACTCTAGAAAACCAAGACGGAACTGTTGAATTTGGTACAGTAGTTGGAGTCTTTAGTAGATACGATAGTGTATACGGTGATGTTATACAAATATCTTACACTGAAACTAATTCAGGAATTACAGTAGGTGCAAACGTTTACACTAGTACAGGAGCAAGTGCAGCAGTAATTGATGGAATATATGACGAAATAATCAACGTCAGTGAAGCACCAGCAAGCGACATTGAACTTACTGTTGTTCGTTCACAAAACAATAATAACGAAGATCCAGACACAGTTCCGAATTTTCCAACTGCAAGTATAGACCTACAAATACACGACGAAGTTATTCAAAATGCAAATGTAGCTCCAAATGCAGGTATTGTTCAGTCGAAACTTGACATGCAAGAAGCTGATACATATGATCCTGATGTAGATACATTACCAGCTGTCGGTGATGATGACGCAACTGTACAAGCAACACTAGGTCTTGCTAAATTTAACGGCGACGAATTTAGTGTTACAAGAGGTTGGACAAGCCTTGCTGATAACGGTATCACACTAGGAAAAATCCAACAAGTTGCAACCGATACTGTAATTGGTAGAAGTGCAACAGGAACAGGAAATGTTAGTGAAGTATCGTTTAATACGGTTATAGATGAAGGCGGCGGTATACTACATAGTGATATCGGTACTAGCAATAACGGAGCAGTTGTTAGAACAGATACAGAAACATATAGCATTGAGTTAATTACTACAACTGGTGGACAAGACAGTCTTGTTAAAACACAAGCAGACGGTGAAATTACTGCTAAGTCACTAGCACTAGGATCAAACAACGATTATGTTATCCTAGCTTTAGACGGCACAGGCGGTACTAGATTAAAAGTTACAACACCAGCAGGCGGTACTGTATTAACTGCACAAGGTGGTAGTGCATCAATTAATCCAGATGTGTTTATTCCAGGAAACTTAAACGTAGGCGGATTGCTTGATCCAGACGGTGCTGATGTTGATACAGATCCGGATGTATTTGACAATAGTGTACTCCAGGATGCAAGTACAAGCTTTAGTTCGAGTCCTTGGATTGCAAGCGAATGGGCTTATCACGGATTTATTGAAGCACCAGGAGAAAAAGGTAATGCAAGCGCAGGTATTGCTATTGGCGCAGGTAGCGGTAAAGCAAGCACTGGTGAAGTTGCGATTGTTGTTGCAAACTCGACTAGTAGTACAAGTCCAGTAGTTGCAACATTTAGTTCAACTGGATTTAAACCTGACACTGCAAATACATACGATATTGGTGCTGCTGATGCAACTTATAAAGATGTATATGCAACGTACTTTAGAGGCGATCTTGCAAAAGTTAACGCAGGAGGTGATGCAGAAACTGTTATTAGTATAACTGAACCTACAGCTAACCGCTCTATATCTTTCCCAGACAACGGCGGTACTGTTGTAGTGGCAAGTGATGCCACTACAACTTCAACTCAAGGTGATCTAAATACTACAGTTAGTATAAGTGCTACTGGTGTTGTAACTGTTAGTGGTGACGCACATGGACTAGCAACTACTGACTCGCCTACCTTTGCAGGTTTAACTGTAACAGGCAATATTGTACCAAATGCAGATAATACATTAAATATCGGTAGCAGCAGTGCTAAATTTAACACTGTGTATGCAACTGTATTTGAAGGTACTGCAACACAAGCACAATACGCTGACTTGGCAGAGAACTACTTAGGTGATGCTGATTATGAACCAGGTACTGTTCTAGTACTAGGTGGCGCTGAAGAAGTTACAGTTACTAATGTTAAAGGCGATCGTAGAGTTGCAGGTATTGTAACAACTAATCCAGCACACTTGATGAACAGTGGATTAGAAGGCGATCATGTAATTGGACTAGCACTAAAAGGTCGTGTTCCTTGTAAAGTTATTGGCAAGGTACAAAAAGGTGACTTGCTTGTAACTAGTGCAATTCCTGGATATGCTATTGTTGACAATGATCCTAAGA